CATCTTTATGTCCTGATTTTTCAGCAGGATATGTAACAAATACATTACTTGTGCCTGATAGTGTAATCGCACTACCACTGTTGCTAGACTCTAGTATGGTATCACGAGATAAAGTTGTGCCTGATGCTGTGTAAGTACCTAGACCAACTTCCCAATCATTACCAGAAGTTATGGCATAGTAGGTTGTATTACCATCACCTATTACAGAGAATGTTTGGAAACCTGTGACTGCACCAGCAAGCGTGACTGTACCTGTGCCTGTGGTCGTAGTAGTTTCCTGTACTCTATCCTTAACGACTAATGCCATTATTTATCCTTACGCTAATGTAACTGATAAGTTGCCAGTTGTAATCTTGAAGATGTCACCAGAGTCGATTGTTTTAGCTGTGTCTAAACCTGTATGGAATAATAAGTTTCCAGCAGTAGAAGCATCATATAAACCTACATGAGTAACTTCACCCCAAGATGCTGTTGCTGTTGGAAAAGTGACATCAGCAGAGTTTGTAGAAACACCATTGGATGGAGCACCAAATGTTACTGCTGTTCTAGCATATGATGTTCCTGATGTTGATACCTCTGTGCCTGCATCTGCATCTGTTGGGTCGTTTGTAAATAAACCTACATACACAGTCGTAGGAGATGTGTAAGATGTGTTGCGGAGAACAGCATTGATAATTGCGTTCTCTAAATAATTACTAAATTCAGCCATTGTTGTTTACCTCGTTGATAATGTTATTGACATAGGAGAAGATGGATATTCGCTATCATCATCACTTGCTCTTAATGATGCTAGACCTCTATCATATAAAGATGCCCAAGTTGCTAATCGTTCATCGTTCATAAGATAAGGTTCAGCTTCTGCTAATGCACCGTATAAAAGCAAGTCTGGGCAGTTAGCTAGAAATAAGTTAGATGGATTACCATCAGATAAGAAATCAGGTTTGTAGTAATACACCATTCTTAATGTATATGCTGTATCAGGTTTAGGTGCAAATTGAAACTCACTACCTAGTAATGTGTACATGGTAGGTACACCTTTTTCTGTTACTCTAGCGTTTCTAAAAAAGTTAGATGTGTTTTGGAACTGTAATACACGAACAGGTGTTGTATCTAAATGTAAGTCTTTCATTGCTAAAAAGTCTGATGGTAGAGATACTGTTGAGTCATCAGCCGTTGTTGTTGCAGTTGCTACTTTTAGCATTTGTCTAATGCGTAAATCTCTGCGTAGTCTTTGCTCTGCTAGATTAATAAAGTCAGGTATCTGTGTTGTCAGGTCACTACGAGCAAGATAATCTGCTATCGTGCTTTTTAATGTTGTGTATGAAGTAAATGCCATTATACTTTACCTTGTCGTGTTCTAAAGAAACGGTTGTCTGGGTCATTTAACCAAACACGAAATGCTTTCTGGTCAATCACATGAAAGCCTCTCATAATTCCTTTTTGGTTAAGTGTGTCTATTACGGTCAATGGAATAGAAGCTATCTTATTGTCAAAGACATCATTACCCCAACGACCATTTGTTTGGTTATATTCTTGTTTGTTCTGTTCAATAATTGCGGATACATCTTGTGCAGTCTCAATCACTAATCCACCGTCATCGGTGTCATGAGCTACTTTGTTTCTAATATTATCTTTTTCTAATATCTTCGCCATAATAATCCTAAAAGGGTAATGCCCTCCGAAGAGGGCAATTATCCGTATTACTCTGCAAGGTCAGCAATAATTGCGTGAGCTGCTTCGTTTTTAACTTCAAGTGTGTATTCAACAAGAAGTTGTGTTTTTTCGCTGTCACCAGTTTTAGCTAATTCGTTTGTAGCGAATGGGCGTAAATATGCAACTGAAGCATATTCTGGGTCAAGAACAAATGCTACTTCACCGTTGTCATCAGCATCAGCAGTCATGAATCTGTTAGGAACAACAGATAATGTACCGAAGTCTGATAAGTAAACATCAGCAGCACCAACGATAGTTGTTGCTTTGTCATTTGGTGCCATGTAGCGTTGTGCAGCAATACCAGCAAAACCTGATACTACTTGTTTTTGTGTTGGTGTAACCATAAGAACAGTTGGAGTACCACCTTGTTCGTATGCTTGTTTAACAGCAGATTTTAACATTGCTTCTGTGAATGTTGCATCTGTACCAGAAACACGAGCTGTAGTTCCGTTAGAACCAGCAGTACCTGCACCCACATAGTTAGTATTCAACCATGCTTGTAAACCACCTAATTTACGAGCTGTAGAAGCATCACCTGTTACAGCAGCAGTATTAGATAGTAATGTTTTTTCCATATCTCGTTTAAGTTCAGCAGAAGCTTTGCTTAATTGATATGCTTTTTCAGATTTACGACCAGCCTTATCGATAGACTCTAAAGTACCAGCGATTTGGATAGTTTTTTGTGAAATCTGTGTTCTGTTACCTTTACGAACAGTTGGAGTAGCTGTTAATGATGATGCGTCTGCACCTTCAACTGCAGCGTTAGTTGCTACAGCAGCAGCTAATGAGTCTGTTTGCCATTCGTGGTATACAGCAGTTGCTTTTGTTTTACCAACAGATGACATAAATGGTGTGTCTGTTGGAGAAATGTTATAAATCACATCGGTTAAATCTTCACGATTACCAATGGATTGATAGGTTTGATATGTTGCCATGATTAATTCACTTCCTTATTAAATAAAGTTTTCAAAAAGAGCCGCAGCATCTCTGACTTTGCCAGTTTGCTTTAGCTTATTCAGTTGTTGTTTGCGAATATCACGATTACCTTCTTTTACTTTTGTGCCTGATTTAACCATCTTGGGTGCTTGAGCAACCTTTTTGTTTACAGCAGGTTTAGATTTCTGAAGTTTGTCGTACATCATCGCTTTGTGTAGCATTAATACATGACGAGAGTCGTATACTTGTGATAACTCATTGTCTGTAAAACCTACACTCTTACCGTAGTTACGAATCTCATTTCTGATTTGTTCGCCTTTGGTTGGGTCTGAAAACTCTGGTAGGACTTGTGAAAGTTTTTGTGCTTCCTGTTGAACTCGTTGAGCCATTTCCTGCTGCTGCTCCGCTTGTTGCTGTTGTGCAAGGCGTTGCTGTTCAGCTCGTACTTGTGCTAACTGTTCTTTCTTTTCAGTCAGTTCTGCAACTTTGACTGCGTATCCTATTGGGTCGTTTTCCTTCATATCGGCTAAATCTTCTGAACTATCTTGACCTTGTGTCAAAAACTGTTCAATAGCTTGTAGCCGTTGAGCATAAGTATCCCTAACTTGTTTAGCCTCTTGAATAGCTTTTGCTTCCGCTTCTACTGCCTTACGGTTTTCTGCTAACTCTTGAGTCTTTTTTGTGTAATCCGCACCAAGTTGATAACCTTGCATTAATTCTTCGAGGGTGACTTCTTTCTCTTCGCCAGCAGCTTTTACTGTATAGCGTGTTTCTTCTTCAAGTTCCTCTTCTTCAACTTCAGATTCATCATCATCTTCAACTTCTACATCGTCTGCATCAACAACTTCATCTTCTGTTGCTTCCGCAGCTTCTTCGTAGTCTGCACTATCTTCTTGCTCTGTTTCAACAGTTTCTGGTTGCTCATTGGAGTCCTCACTTGCTGATAAGAAGCCTTCAAATTTTGCAGCAGCTTCATTCACAGTTAGTTCTCCACTTCCTTGTTCAGGAGTCATGGTTTCTTCACTCATTGTATTTCCTTAATGTTCCCTTTTGGCAAGGGTTGCCATTATAGAAAGGTCTATAATATCTTCCACGCTTTATCTTTAATGTCACCGTCTTTGGTGATTGATTCAAGATAACCCATGATTTCGTCTATAGCTTGTAATCGGTTGTAATATCTTTCTCGTTCTTCTTTTTGATGTGCTTCTGAATAACGAATATTATTGAGTTGATTGTCTCTTAACTCTTCGATTACATCTAAAAATTCTTGTGATTGTAATAAATTACGAATTGCTTCCTGTCGTGTCATTTGGACTTCCGTAGTTAATTGGTGAACCTAGCAGTCCACTTAAATATCTTCCAGCTCCATAGTTACCTGTCGGTGTCGCCATAGCAGTTGGGGTCGATAAAAATGATGTTACATTCGGTGTTGGTAATGGTGCAGGTCTAGGTGATTTAGAATACACATAAGCCATAGAAGGTGAGTATTCGTATATGTCTGTATCACCTACTTTGCTTTTACTAAACCCTGTAATGTCTGTATTAACAGGTCTAAATGATTGATTATCTACTTCAATAGTTCCTTCTGCACGATTAGAACCACCGCCAAAACCCATATTACCAAAAAAGTAACTTGGAGGTGAGTAGGTAACTGTGTATGGTTCATATACACGATTGTTACCATAGTAGTAACCAGTATCACCTACAGACTGTAGTCCAGAGTATTTACTTGGAGTTAATCCTAGTACAGCATTAACATCTATATTAGATTGTGGTGCAGCAACAATGTTAGGGGCTTTGCGTAGACTAGGGTCTAGGCTAGGTGCTAACCTGTTAAGACCTAGATTAAGTAACATTACTGCATCCCTTTATTAGCAATGTTGTTAATCTTTTCTAACGCATCCATAATCATTTTAGTTTGGTCTGTTTGTAGTTTTCCTGATTTGTTTTCAGCATCCATTCTGATTTGCAATTCTTTTAATGCAAGTTCAGTAGTTTGTTGCACTTCTTTTTGCTGTAACTCTAAAGCATCTTTTTGAGCTTTCAATTGCATTTGCTCTCTTTCTAATTCAAGTTTAGCAGCATCTGTTTGAGCTTTTAATTGTGCTTTTTCTCTTTCCACTTGAGCCAATACTTGTGCAGCTTGTGTATTAGGGTCAACTTTTTCTGGTTGTGGTTGAGATAGTTGTGCGTTCATCTCTGGTGTAATTTCATTAATAAACTCTGTAGAGTCTTTGAAACCAGCCATGTGAATAAATTTAGCTAATGTATCTCTGTATTGTTTAATGTTGACTAACGGATTAGATAATCCATAGTTTGTAATAATCTCTTCTTGTTTAGCTAAAATCATTTGCATGGTTGCTAATTGCTCTTGTCTTTGACCTGTACCTAAACCTACATTAATATTGACATTATAGTTAGTTTTCCACTCTCTTGGGTCAAACGGAATAAACTCGCCATTAATACGCACCACACGAGCTTTATCTTGGTATTTACATAACAGATGTAGGATACCTCTAAATAAACTTGTCACGCCTGTTTCTGCAAAGATACGAGCTATAAGTTCTAGCTTACCTGTAGATGCAGCAGACATAGCAGATACGGCTGTTGCTGTTACATTCTGTAAAAGGTTAGGGTCTAAACCTTGTTGTGTGTCAGATACACCTGTGCGTTTAGCTTGAATTGCATCCAAGTATTCTAGCATAGGGAATGATTGACCTGCAGAAGATTGCACAGTCATTGGAACAATCGCTGCTGGATTCTTTAATCGAACCACACCACCTGCTGTTGATGTCAATAAGTCATCTAGGTTGACTTGTCCTTCTACTGCACCCACTCTGTAGTTGTTAGTGAGGTAGAGGTTGTCTAACATTTGACGAACAACAGTCGACTTAATCAACTGTAAGTCCATTGCTCTATCAGCTAATGACTGACCATAAAACTTGTGTGGAATTGGAATTGGGCAGAGAGAATGAAATGGGTTATAATCACATTCATGCTCTTCTAATATTTCATGACCTGCATACACTACTCTTCTGTATTCAGCAATGTCATCATCATCCATATCAACTTTAAGATAACATTCAAACACTTCAACTAACTGCATTGATTCATCATTAGAATCCATATCGGTTGGTTGTTCACCACGAGTGTATCGTGCTATTCTTTCAGGACTAAATTCTAGTGCATCACCAGTCGGTAGAGATTCAACAAGTTCTTCATCATAACCCATAGCCACTAATTCTGAACGAGTCATCATCTTACGGTGTGCAGTAAATGGTGAATCAGCAATACTTCTTGCTCGTTTAGAAATTAAGAACTCTTCTGGTGGTACATTCTCAACAGTCACTTTACCATTGTTAGTTGTTTTCTTGAGTTTTACATTATGAGAAACAATCGCTGGTGATACTTCCATACCAGTCATTTCATCAAACACAGCTTCTTGGATAATGGTTGTTTCTTGCTCGACCACTTCTACTTCTGGGTCTTGCATTAGAATCATTAACTCATCGTCTGTTAAGTTTTTGTATGACTCTTTCTTAACATCAATCTTGTCTTCCCAGTATGCTTTTACAATACCTACTTTTTGTAGTAGAGCATCTTTAAACCAGTTGTGCATCACAAGGAATCCATCATTATCCTTGTTAAATACCCAGTTTACATATTCTGTAGCTTGTTTAGCAAATGGTTGGTCGCCATCGTTTACAGGTTCAAATGAAACAACATTGTCTCCAGATGCAAATAAACGCATGAGTTGTGGTAATGCACCATCAACGACTTCTGCAACTTCGCCTGTTACAATTTGAGATTTACCTTCTACTTCGTTACCATAAGGCTCACGAAGATAGTATTCTAATGCCTGTTGTCTTTCATCGGTTGTCTCCGTTTCAAGATAACCTATGGCATCTTCTATCTCATTTTCTAATATTGCTTTTAATTTTTCATTTGACATTATTTAATTGCCTTTATTTTTTTCTTGTAAGTTTAAGTCTACGGTTTAAAACTT